TTAGTCGTGTAGATGCTCAGCTGCGTGCAGAGTATTTTCCAGCAGGCATGCACGAGTCATCGGGCCTACGCCACCCGGTACGGGTGTGATCCAGCCAGCACGGGGCAGGGCGGTCTCGTACACCACATCGCCGATCAGCTTGCCGTCATCTTGGCGGTTAATCCCGACATCAATGACGATTGCCCCTTCTTTGATCCACTCGCCTTTGACCAGTCCTGTTTTGCCCGCAGCCACCACAACAATATCCGCTTGGCCGACATGCATGGGCAGGTCTTTGGTGAAGCGGTGGGTAACCGTGACTGTGCAGCCAGCTAGTAGCAGCTCCATAGCCATCGGGCGGCCAACGATATTTGACGCGCCCACCACCACCGCATGCATGCCATAAAGATCGGCACCAGTGCTTTGCAGGAGCGTCATGATGCCTTTGGGAGTGCAGGGGCGCAGCAGGGGCATGCGCTGCGCCAGGCGGCCGATGTTGTAAGGATGAAAGCCGTCAACATCCTTATCAGGGCGAATGCGTTCAAGTAGCAAGGATGCATCCAGGTGAGCGGGGAGCGGCAGTTGAACCAGAATGCCATCAATAGCGGGGTCTTCGTTCAGGCGGTCGATAAGGGCCATGAGTTCAGCCTGCTCGGTGTTTGCAGGCAAGTCATAGGCTTGCGACAGGAAGCCAACTTCTTCGCAATCCTTACGCTTGTGTGAAACGTAGACTTGAGACGCTGGATCGCTACCGACGAGGATTACGGCCAGTCCGGGTGCGCGCTGCCCTTGCTGGCGTCGTTCGGTGACACGTTGGGCGATCTGCTGGCGCAGGCTGGCGGCAATTGCTTTGCCATCGATCAGTTGTGCGGTCATTGCGCTTGGTTAACCATTTAAAGAAGGATGAAAAAAGGTCGCCTATTCTCGCATGGGCTTGCTGTTGGGCAAAGGCGGCAGTCCGGCTTTTCGCGTAACTCCTTTAAATGGCTGATTTTTTTTAGCTTTTAGTGTTGACGAGTTTAAAGTGGCTCTATAACATTCGCCCCGCTTGTCGAGCACAGCCAGTCGCTGGGTAAGAAGGCAAAGGTCGAAGCTGCAAAGTTTTTTCCGAAGGCGAAAGCTTTAAGTCTGCGCTAGCAGATGGATAAGTGCCCGTAGCTCAGCTGGATAGAGCATCCGCCTTCTAAGCGGATGGTCGCAGGTTCGAGTCCTGCCGGGTGCGCCATTTGGCGGTCTTGGCTCAAGTAAATGCATATGGTGGGCGTAGCTCAGTTGGTAGAGCGCAGGATTGTGACTCCTGTTGTCGTGGGTTCGATCCCCATCGTCCACCCCATATTTAGAAATCGCCAGGTTAAAGCCTGGCGTTTTCGTATAAAGCTTTACCATGCGGACGTGGTGGAATTGGTAGACACACTGGATTTAGGTTCCAGCGCCGTAAGGCGTGAGAGTTCGAGTCTCTCCGTCCGCACCATGTAAAACGCTGTATTTCCGGGGCTTCCAGCCATGCGGTCTCTTTTCAAGGGAGCGTTTTGGGAATAGGTCGGGAATCTGCGAACAAAAAAGGCAGCCTAATTGGCTGCCTTTTTTCGTTTCTGGGGGATGGGTTTAGAGCTTTAGTGCGGCCTCCAGGATGCCCACCATGTCTGGGCCGTCTTCGTTGATCCAGGTGCCGTAGTGGCGTTTGATCATGGCGGTGCTGGTGTGGCCCATCTGGTCGGCGATCCAGTCCAGCGGCACCGCGCCGGTGGTGAGCAACTGGCTGGCGAAGGTGTGCCGGCAGTTGTTCGGCCCCCTGTAGCGAACACCCGCCGCGTCCAGGTGCGGACGCCAGAATCCCTTGAGCAGCATGTCTGAGCTGCTGTGCGCCGCGTTGGTGGTGGTGCAGTGGAAAACAAAGCGCACGCTCTGACGCTTGCGGGTTTTGTTGTCGCGGTCTAACACATCGATCTGCACCGGCTTGGCCTTCTGGGTGTGTATGGCCTGTGCCATGAGCGCCTGCAGGGCGGGTTTGAGCAGACGGATCTCGCGGTTGGAGCGTCTGGTTTTGGTCACCTTGTATACGCCACGCACCTGGCTGCGTCGCAGTTTCACCGTGCCGGCCTTGAGGTCGACGTCTTCCCAGGCCAGTGCGATCGCCTCCGATACCCTGGGCCCCGCCCAGATCATGAACTGCGCCAGGTGCAGCTCCTGGACCTTCTCGGATGGCTCGCTGAGGATGGCGTTGATCTCTTCCCGCGTGAACGGGTCCACCTCGTCCTGGTCGGGCAGCATGATCTCGATGCCCTCGGTTGGGTCGTATGCCGAGCGGTTGCGCGTGCGGTACAGCGTGAAGACTTGCTTCATGAGGCTGACAATCTCGCGCACCGTCTTGTTGTGCAGGCTGGGCATCAGCGTGTTGTGCACCCACTCCTGCAGGTCCAGGTGATCGATGCCGTCCGCCTGATGATTGCCCCAACGCGGGCGGATGTGGGTTTCAGCCTTGCTTTTGTAGGTGCGAAAGCCAGACGGGGCCAACTGGTTGCGTTTGATATCGAGCCAGAGGTCGATGTAGTGGCCCAGCGTGTTGGTCTTCACCCTGGGCGACTCAGGAAAGTGGCGGGCATAGCTGAATGTGCCGGCCTTTATCTCGTAATTGATCATGCCTACCAGGCGTTCGGCCTGGGCGATGTTCTCTGGGCTGGCATCGCCCGGCATCGCCTCACGGCAAAGCTCGCCCTGGTGGCGAAAATACACACGCACGCGGTTGCCGCGTACCTCAACTCCATCAGCCATGTGCGTCCCCACGCAAAACAACGGAAAAGGCCCAGTCTATGGGCCTGAAAAAGAAGCGGCCCGTTGCCGGGCCTAGAATTGAAAGGGCTGGTTTCTAGATCATCGCGGCAATACCGGCTCTCCTGGATGGCTGAAAATGACCGCGCCTTTGTTGTCGATCAGGTCGCGGGTTTGTTCCACCAGGAGCGCAGGGTCTAGGCCCAGTTTGTTGGCCATGGCGTCGGCGGCTTGGCGGGCGCTGATGGTGTTGCTGGCGGTTTTCTTTTGGCCTTTGACGGTGGCCACGTAGGTGCCGGTGGTGTATCGGCAGCGGATTTCAGTGGGCATGGGCTTGGCCTCCCGGCTTGCGGTTCTGGACGCTGGGCAGTTCGTAGTAGCAGGCCTTGCAGATGCTGCGCAGGCCATCGGCTGAGCGCTTGTCACTGAAAAAGAACTCGCGGTCAGCCGGGTACTGCTCCTGACAGGAGCTGCAGGTTTTCTCGACTTCGGTGGTGATCAATTCAACGGGCATTACGGCGGCCTCCTTGGGCTTTTTTGGCGGCGACGTTGGCCATGTAGGCGGCCCACTCGATGGTTTTGCGCTGCTGGCGGATGCGGCTGCACTTGGCATGGTTGCGGGTGGAGCGGGCTTTGCCGCAGATATCGCAGATGCTGGGCAGGTCGAGCCGGGTGCCGTTGAGGTTTGGGCGCTCACGCATGGGCCACCTCCACCGCGTAGACGGTCATGTCGCCCAGTGTTGCGCCCTGGTTGCGGCGGATGCGCTTGAGCTGCTGCACCTGAGTGGCACCAGCGCCGAACAGGAAAACAAAGGACGTTGCCCCGGCGCTGCCCACCTCGCGCAAGCGATCGAGCAAGCCGGTGTAGCTCAACGGCTCCGGCACTTGGGTGAAAGGTTGATCGAGGCTCTCCAGGTGCTGCATGAGCGCGGTTGCCTGGGCGAGGGTGACGGTTTCGTTTTTCATACCGCACCGCCTTGCGCTGCCTGCACCTGGTCGTCGCGGAAGGTGTAGATCTGGTTCAGCTCAAAGCCGTCATTGAGTGCGGCGCGGATCCAGTCCAGCGGTTTGCCCGTGCCTTGGTATTGCTCCGGCAGGTCGCGTGCATCGAAGTGGTGGGCCACGCGTTGCGTCGACTCGCCGTCGTATTCGTCGGCATCGGTGGTGAAGGCAAATTCGCGGATGATGCGGCCACACCAGCGCAGCGTGTGATAGACAACGGTTTCACCGTGCACCACCGCTTTAAGGCGATTGGCCGCGAACACGCGCATGCACTGATCGTGGCGGGCTTGATCGATGATCCATGGTGGACGTACATCAGATGGCAGCTTTTCGCCTGTCGCCAGCAGGCGGTTTATCTCGGTGGCCAGCGCCTGGGTGTTCTCAAGGCGCTCAAACTTGCGGCCGATCAGTTTGGCGCGGCCGGTTTCCAGCAGGTCGCTATCGTGCTCAAACAGCGTCCAGCCATCGCAGTCGCGGCCCGTGCAGAAAAAATAACGCCCACCGGCTGAGGCCAACCGCTCACGGCTTGAAATAACGGTGAAGGTCATACCGTAGCGCGTGACGGTCTTCCTGCCTGTGGTAGCCTTGCCAAGGCTAACTTCTAGGGCTTGTGCTTGCATGGTGCTTCTCCTTGGGGTTGGTTCGGCCCTGGTGGGTTGCCGCCCACCGGGGCCTTTTCTTTTCCGGCTTGGCCGGTGTCAGTTGTGTTGGGCGTGCCAGGCGCGCCATACCTTTTTGAAGCCATCCCAGATCGCGTCGCCGTTGGTCACGTAGGTATGCACCTCCTGCTCGGGGCGTGCGTCCAGGTGCAGCACGGCGATGCAGTCTTTGTAGAGCGCGGTGTCGAGCTTGCGCAGGTCAGTGAGCGGGAAGGGGTAGGCCGTGCCGTTGTAGAGGCTGAGCAGAAAACGGGCGATCACGCCGCTTTGGCCTGAGTCGCGCTGTGCCACGGGTAGCAGGCGATAAAGGGCCGCCAAACCAGCGGCGCGGATGGCTGGGCGCTGGGCGTCTTCTTCGGCCAGTACGGCCAGTACACGTTGAGTGCTGGGGCTGAGCATGGTGCTTCTCCTTAGTTCGCCCAGGCGTTGCCGCGCCTGGGCGGGTTGGTTAGCCGAGGCGGGCCAGCAGGTCGGGGGTGAGGTAGCCGGCGAGGATGATCAGCGCCAGGGTCAGGCCGCTGACGGCCAGGGTGGTGACGGTTTCCAGCGGGTTGGGTTGGTGGTCGTTGTCGTGGTGCATGGTGCTTCTCCTTGGGGTTGTTGCCGGCGTTGCCGCGCCGGGGTTGGGTTAAGCCTTGAACACCCAGCACTTCACGGTTGCGCAGCGTGCTGAGAGTGGGTTTTTGGCGTTGTAAACCGCGCGCACGGCGCTGTCGGTGGCGCGGTTGATGTCGATGCAGGGCCGCGAGCGGCTGTGCTTGAGCAGGGTGCGCAGGGTGGCCACGTCGGCCAGCTTTTGGCGGTGCTCGGCGGCGCGCTCGGCGAACTCGTTGAGGTTGATGGCGATCACCTCGGGCTTTTTGCTGTGGTTCACCACCGGGTCGTCGCTGAGCGATTGCAGGTAGTCGTAGACCTCCCAGAATGTGCGGACTTCCTCCGGGTCGGCGTTGATTGCGCCTTGGCGATCCACGGCCATGGCCATCAGTTCTTGTTGGGTGCTGCGCAGTTGCTCAGCGCTGAGCGGTACCACGGTTTGGATGGCATCGAGCAGGGCCAGCAACTGGGCGTGGTTTTTGATAATCCGCTCCACGCGGATCTCGCGGATGGCGCGCAGGCTTTGCTCATGCAAGCGCACTTGCTTGCGGAAAACCTCCAGCACCTGGTGCTCGGCCTTGGCGGCCATGATCAGGAAGTGACTGACATCCTTGGCGCTGAGGTGGTTGAGGTTGTCCACCGCTGCTCGGCTGGCACTGGTGACCTCGGGGCGCACAAAGTGCAGTTTGACGATACGGGTGAGGATGGCTTCGGAGCCGGTCACGGTGGCGTTTTGGCTCATGACCAAGGTGCCCCGGAAGGGTGGCTCGTGGGTTTCGTTGCCGCCGGTCTTCACACCGGTCACGCCCAGCGAGCCGCCGTTGAACATCGGCTTGAACTCGTCGAAGTCGAAGCCCTTGGCGGTGTTGCTGCTGGTGGCGTCGCTGCGGTCGGCCTCCAGCAGTACCAGCGGCATGCCGGATACCTGCCCCAGCCAGCGGCGCAGGCCTGCTTTGGACATTTTCGAGGGGTCTTTGCCTTCTTCTTCGGGGCGGCCGAGCAGCTTCCAGAGGAACATCAGCAGGGTGGATTTGCCCGCACCAGCCTCGCCGGTCACTTCCAGAAACGGGAAGGACTGAAACTCGGAGCGGATCTGCTCGGCGAACATCGAGCCAAACCAGAACACCAGGGCGATGATGCCTTGCGTGCCAAAACACTCCCACAGCCAGTCGAGCCACTCCTTGCGGTAGCCCTCGTTGGTTTGCGCGATCTCCAGGCGGATGGACTTCTGCAGGGTTTTGAGGCGCAGCTTTTTGAACTCGAAGTAGTCCTCGGCGTTGGCCTTTTCCACCACGCCACCGCGCACGGCGAGGTCGCCGAACACGTAGCAGCTGTGCTCCTTGCTGTAGCCGATGTAGTCGATGGTTTCGACGACCTTCAGCGCTTTCAGCTGGTCTTTCATGATGCGGTCGAGCTGATTGCCTGTGCCGGTGAAAATGGCACCTTGGCCCGCATGAGCAAGGCGTTTTTTGAACTCGCTGGCGGCTACAACTTGGCCTGCAGTGAAGGTGCTGCGCACGGTGGGTGCGTCGTGCGGGAAGTCGATACGGAAGTAAAACCAAGCCTCGTCCGTCACTTCGTTGCGCTGGTAATACAGCGCCCGGAAGGAGCAACCAGCGATCTCCATCACCGCGCCACACTGGCGCAGGGCCTTCTCGCGGCGCTGCTTGTCGTTGAGCAGGGCGTCTTGTTGGCGCTCGGATTCCTCCAGGTGCTGCACCGCCTTGTTGAACTTCTCCAGATCCATCTTGAACCAGTAGAGGCAGTTCTCGAAGTCGAACCAGAATTCATGGCGCTCGCGCCATTCGTACATCAGCACGCCTTTTTCGGCGGCGCTTTCGGCCAGCAGCAGGGCACCGTGGTAGCGGGCCTCGTCGATGTCGCGGTGGATGCGTTCGGCGCGCTGCTCGGCGTTGTCGATGAACATCCAACGCTGGTGCAGGTCGTTCCAGTCCACCTTGCGGTCGCGCTGGGGGATCTGCGCGGCTTCGCAGGTGTAGCCAAGGTCGCGGGCCATTTGCACATGCTTGCGGGTGTAACGGTGCGCGCCGGGCTCGTTGTCCAGCGCCCAGACCAAACGCGGCAGCTTGCCGCCACGCAGGCGGGCCAGCTCCTTGAGGGACTCAAACGGGAAGGCCCCGCTGCTCATGGCCGACACGGCGGCGAGTTCATGGTGCACCAGGGCGATGGCGTCGAAGATGCCCTCAACAATCCACAGCTCTTTAACCTGCAGCAGGTCGACGCTCGGCGGGCACCACCAGTAGCCCTTTGGCGATTGGCCAGGGGCGAAGCGCGCCTTCTTTTTGCCGAAGCGGTGCGGACGGTCGATCAGGCGTTCCCAGTAGCCGCCTTTCTCCAGGGCAAAGCGCACGGTGGCGCTGCCGATGCTCAGGTCGCGGTCCCAGTAGTTGTCCAGGGTGTAGCTGCCCTTGATCAGGCTGAGGTCGAAGCCGCGGGCAAAGGTGAGGTAGTCGTCGGCGGTGCGGTTGGGCTCGGCCTCAGTGGCGGGGGCGCGCTTGCTCCAGTCGTCGAACAGGTCGTCGAACAGCTCTTTAACGTGCCACTGCTCGCCGCACTTGCTCTCGCGGCCGCACTTGATGAACCACGGCTCATCAAAGCGCGAATACAGCTCGCGCTTGCCGCATGCCGGGCAGGTGCCTTTGCGCAGGTAGGGCGTGCCCTTCATGTGCTGCAGGCCGTAGTCCGACTCCAGCCGGCGCAGCACTTCGCTGCGGATTGCGTTGTCCATGGCCTTCACGCCTGCACTCCTTGTTCACGCAGCTGCTTTTTCAGCTCGCGGGCGGTGCGGCTGATGCCGGCGATGTGCGGGTGGTCGTCCAGCACCTTGCGGCCACGCAGGCCTTCGGGGGTGTAGCGGTATTGGTCGCTGAACCAGCAGGCGGCCATGGCCTGCTCGTATTGGCTAACCAGGAAGGTCAAGTAGGCCTTGGCCTGCTTGGGGTCTAGCTGGATTGAAACGGTGATATCACTCATACGGGCCACCATCTGGGCGCAACTTGCCCCTGCCCACGTTGGGCGGGCATAGGCTTAGGGGTTTGGAATTAGTGGGCTAGGGCGTTAGCCAGAAAGCGCTCGGGCAGCACGCGGCGCGGCACCATGTGGTGGATGCCGTCGCGGGTGTCGATCAGCACCACGGCGGTTTGGTCGCCGTGGTTGCCCCAATCCACACCCACGGTCACGTTGGCCGGGGTGATTTTGCTCATGGCCAGGTACACCAAGCGCTGCGCCATAAAGACTGGCACCTCGTTGGCATTGACCAGGTAGTTGCAAGCGCGCTCAAACAGTTGGCCATCGTTAAGGTGCTCAGCCCAATGGCGCTGCAAATACGCCTCGGCCACTGCTTGCATGGTTTCGCGGTAGTCCTGGGCGTTGATGCCGTTTTGCAGTGGGGTGGCGTTCATGCGGTGGCCTCCTGGGCGTCGAGCATATCGAGCTGGTTGGTGTTGGCGATGTCGCGGTTGTCTTGGCGGGCCTTGGCCTGCATGGCCGAGGTGGCCAGGGGCAGGCTGACGGCGGGGTTATCCATGCCGCTGGGTGACAACTCATGGGTCATTTGAAAATCAGCCTTTACCGCCCAACTGCACGGCACGTACTGGCATTGCAGGTACATCACTCGCAAAAAGGCATGCTGCTCGGTGCTGGCGCGCACCTTCATGGGGCCTTTGCACTTGGGGCACTTGAGGCGGTAGTAGCTGCTCATGACTTAGCCCTGTGTAACCGGGAACAGGTCGCCAGTGGCCTGCGCTGCGCGGCCCACGCTGTCGATGGCGGGCACCGGCAATGCCAACAAGTGGCAGTGCTGCACCAGTTGGGCATGCAGGGTGGCGCGGATGGCCGGGGATGTTTCCGCCTTGAGCTGGCTGAGCAGCTTGGGCACTTGCCGGTGGATGGCCAGTTGTTGGGTCACGCTGAGGTAAGCCACGCCACGGCTCTCACGCGCTTCTCGCTCCATGGCGATGAAATAGCGGCGTACTTGGCGGCCCTGTTCGTTGTTCTCCACCATGGCCAATTCTTTGGCGGTATCGAGGGTGAGGTGGTAGTCGGTGCGGTTGTGACCACCTCGGCGCTCGGTTTTGCTCCCCGGTTCTGGGGAGCAAACATCGGCTTTGTTACTCAAATCTGAGTAGCAAAGGCCGCTTTCTTGGTCATCTCTTTTACTCATCACTGAGTAAAAGTCCTCACCTTCAACAAAGCCATATTGGTCGATGCGGCGAGCAATCCAGTCGTTGAAGCGGGTCTGTACGCCGAGGAAGTCATGCAGGTCTTTGGCATCACACATCTGCTGGTTGCGGCCATCGAGTGCGCCGTTGAATACGGGGATGAGTTGCTGGGTCATGGTCAGGCTCCTTATTTGCGATGCAGGGTGATTACCGCGCCCACTTCGGCGTGGCGTGCGGCAATGTGTCTACGGTGGGCGGCCACAATCTCGGCCAGTTCGGCCTCATCGAGCTGCCCATCAGCCAATGCTTGAGCGATCAGCTGATCTACCCGGCCCTTTTGGCTGCTGGTGGCCAGCGCGCGGTTGTAGAGGTCGATGTTGTCCAGCTCGCTGGCAGTGGGCATGGGCACAAACACACCGCCGTACAGGCCGCACAGGTAATCCACCAAGTAGGTGGTGCCGGTGGCTTGCTCTAGCAGGTGTATTTGCTCGTCAGTGAGGGGCCGGTGGCCTGCGTTCTCGTAGGCTTGGTTGTCGAATTTTTTCAGCTCAATGCCCAAGCGGGCGGCGGCGCAATCGCGCCCACCGGGGTAAGCGCAGATAACGGCGCTGACCACTTTGCGGCGGCTATCAATAATTTTGCGTGTCATCTTCTCGTTTCCCCATGCAGCCCTTGGCGTTACCGTTTAGCTGGCTGATGCAAATGGATGGTTAAGCAAACCGGGGATTAGCTCGCTGCCCACGGCTACAGACAGGTCATGCATGATGGAAAAGGAGATACGGCCACTGGGCAGCGTGGGGGAGCCTGCCCAGCGATCTAGCACTTGGGTCACGGTGCGCGGGTCGTAGCCGTGTTTGAGGGCGAACTGGCGCAGGCTGATGCCCTGTTCAATAAGCCGTGCGCGGATTTGCAGTTTGGTCATGGTTCGCTCCGGGTAATCAATTGGCCAGCAATGCGCCCATGCTGCGCAGGGCGTGTGTGCTGGCGCAGACGGTGCCATTGAGCAGGTCGTCTAAAGGGGGTTGGATGTCGCGGAACTGAATGGACAATTCGTCGTGGATGGCATCCAGCGTTTGCGCCAGCAACTCAGCCAAACGTGCGGTGGATTGGACGTCTTTGAGCGAAGCCAGATAGCACTCGGCCTTGCTCAGCAAATCGCGCTGCTCAATTGTCAGCTGGCCTGAGTCGGCGGTTTCTTGCAGGTGTGCCACCAAGGCGGCGTAGGTGTTGTAGAACTGGCTCATGTTTTTGCGTGCCCCGTTGGTTTAATCTGTACTCATTACGCATAGCCTATGTCTGCGTTTTGCAGATGTCAAACGGATAATCAACAAAATGCATAGAAAAGCCGTTAAGGCAGTTCTAGAACGCCTTGCAGTGGTACTGGGTGCTAAAACAAGCCAGAGCCTCGGAGAGCAGCTCGGCGTGAGTCCTCAGACGGTAAGTAGCTGGAAAGCACGCGAAAGTGTCCCCTACGCACAATGCGTAGATGTTGCTGAGCGTTATGGCATTTCTCTTGATTGGCTTCTAACGGGCGAAGGCCCCATGCGCCGTGACGGTGTGGCTGATGCAGGCCCGCAAGAGGACGCGGGTGTATACGCGGCCAACCCGCGTGAACACGCCATGCTGGCCCTGTGGCGGGAGCTGGACGAGGACGCCCAGCGAGAAATACAGCACGCTGCTCAGGAGAAAAAACGCCTGAGCACCCTCGAAGACCAACTCCAGGAGCTGCAGGCCGCCGTTGCCTCGCTTATTCGTTCGCCCTAAAGTGTACCCATTGAGAACAAACAAGGACGTGCAATGGACGCTTGGCAAAAGATCGAGGTGGGTAACCCTGCTCACGTAGGCGCACGCCACGCACAAGAACGTGAGCGTTGCGGCCTGTCCATCGGCACGCTTGCCGCCCTGTTACACCTCAACGGTGCCAGCGCCAACGACATCAAAGCATTTGAGCAAAAGGGTAAGCCCCTCAAGGTGCTGGACACCTACTGGGCAAGGCTGGCCATCACCACGGGCATGGATGTGCTGTACATCCTGACGGGTGATCTCTTTCCCACACGCCTATCGCCCGAAGACAAAACTCTGTGGGCCATCCTCCAACGCTTAAGCCCAGCCTCCCGTGCCACAGTTTTAAGCCAGGCACAGCGCCTGTTTGAGGCCGAGTGTGAGGCCGATGAAGACCTGCAGCTTTGCTTGCGTTTTGGTGAGCGGTACCGAGGCATACCGATTGCGGATATGTGCTCTGACACTCGGGAAATTGGCCTGGCAGAGCTGCGTAACTACATAGACCAAGCAACAGACCTTGACCTTGCCTACTACCTGACTTGGCTGCGCTACGAGCCTGACGGCATCTGCCGTTTTGGGCTGTTGCCAAATCTCAACCCGCAAAGCGATGAAGCCCGCCAACTCGAAGCCTTAGCGGCTTGGTGCATAAGCCGTTACTGGTGGTTTGACGCTTATGGGGAAAAGCGCCTGGGCAAGGGCTAGAAATTACCTCAACTTACCCTGTTATTACCTTGCTGGGTAATTGAGCAAAGCCAGCAGTGGCGCAGGGTTTAAGGGTGGTAAAAATAAAAATTACCAAAATTACTTATTTTATGGGGGTGTTATGACTGAGCCTGCAAAGCAAAAATTCTCCATTTCGTATGACGCTGAGTCGGGAGACTATAAAAATCATGAAATTGATGCGCTTACGCTAAGCCGCTCAATTCAAGGCGTCTATGACATGGTTGCAGAAGCCAGTGCGCTTATCAATAAAGGTGCGGAGGTGAAGTTAAAAGTTACTGCGCCTGCGAAAGAGGGATCGGTGATTGTTGAGTTCTTGCTACTGGCAACCTCGCCTCAAGCGCTGGCTGTATTGAAATATCTTGGTTTTACAGCAGCGAGCAGCGCAATAGTTGGCGGGTCATTGGTTGAAGTAGTTAAAAAGCTTAAGAGTCGGCGTGTTGTTAATGTAACAATTGAAGGTGATTCAGAAACAGCCAAGATCGAGGTCGATGGCGAAGTAATTGAATGTGATAAATATGTGGCAAAGCTAGCAGTTGACAAGAAAGTACGTGAAGCACTGCACAGTGTAATCCAAGCACCAATTTCTGGCCGAGAGGGTGCCAGGTTCAAAGTGCTGGATGGGCAAGAGCATTCTGTGCTCGAGGTAGAGCAGGAGTTTTCAAGTGCCTATTCGCCATTGCCTCCTAAGTCTCTAGAGTCGGAAGAGTTAAAGAAAGAAACTAAAACAGCTTATTTTGTGCAGGTTAACTTTCAATCCAATAATGGCTGGCGTGTTAAGTTGGCTGATGGTGCTGAGCACGCTGTAACTTTGGCTGATGAAAACTTTATGGATAAAGTCAATCAAAATCAGCAGAGTTTTTCTAAAGATGACTTGTTCGAAGTTGTCATTGAAACTAAGTCAATTCATCGTCAAACTAGATCGACACACAACTATACTGTGCTTGAGGTTACCAAGCACTTTGCAGATAAAGAACGTAGACTTGTTTGAATGGGGTGCGCATGAGCGTTGATGCTAATTTTGTTGAGGCGCTTTTTTATCTGTCACTAATGATAATGGCGCCTGCACTATATAAGATCTCACGCGTGATCGTTCGGCAACTCTGGAATCGTTATGTATCAGATGCCGAGATTATTATCACAAGAAAGCGCAATGGGGCTGTCGTAAGCGTCCAGCGGATCAAGACTACCGGCTATGTCGTTGATCAGCTCAAGGCTGCTCGGAGTAATGCTTAATGGCTAATAGTCAGAAAGTTGGTCCGCAGGGCCTTCAGGCTACGGTCACGGCTGCTCTTGGTGGGATCGTTACTGCTAGTTGCTTGAAGTGGATACCAGCTGAGGATGCCCAGTACTGGGCTGGGGTAGCTAGTTTAATTGTCCCTGGCATTGGCTACCTGATTGCACGTTTTGCCGCCTCTTTGGATGAACCTGAAGAATTGACCCGTTACAAGGCAAGATTGAAACGGGACTTAAAGCACCAGAGTAAAATGCTCAAAGACAAGAATGTATCGAGTACGCTCAAGGAAGAAATCAGAGAAAAGTACAGCCAAACGATGCTGAAGCTTGCAACTGCGAATCAGGACCATGATGGCCAGCGCTTAGTTGAGGAAGGTTGAACGTGCGAAGTAGGTAATTCTGAGCAGGGGTTTATGCAACGAGCGATTGAGGCCTTGGTGTTGCAACAACGCCAAGGCTAGTTGAACAGGCTGCAGGGCGGGGCCTGATAACTGACCGCCACCAACGCAAGGACGCGCACATGGGATACCTAACACTCACACGCCCTGAAGGGCAGCACATCCGTTTGACCATTGACCCTGGCGTTGATACCGAGAAGCTGTTGCAGCACCTGTTGCGTGATGGCATCACCATCAGGATGGCGAACATAGACGGGCACAAGGCCAGTTTGGCCATTGATGCGCCGCGCGAGATATTGATTTTGCGCGAAGAACTTATTGATTAGCCCTGGTGGTGCACATTGAAAAGCCCCGTGCCAATGCGGGGCTTTTTTATGCCTGGGCGTTTTGCAGTTGCTGCCATTCCCGATCCACGGCCCGTTGGGCGCTGGCCTTGCTGGCGAATAGCGGTGTGAGGGTTTTGGGGATGGTTTGCGTGCCGGCGGTGAGTTGCTTTTGTGCGCCGCTTTGCTCGTCGCGGTAGGTGGCCACCACGCCGGTGTAGGCCGCGCCCTCGGCTAGGTCGCTGAGGGCTTCGCCGTCGGGGAGTTTGGACTCCAGCTCCAGGCTGGTGGTGTAGCTGTCGGGGGTGAAGCTGTGGCGGATGTTGCCGCCCAGCCAAACGATGGCGGCAATCTCGGCTTTGATGCCGGTGAGGCTGTAGGTTTGGTCGGGCGTTAGCTCGGGCCGGCCTTTGGCCAGGCTGTAGCTGAGGCTGGCGGTGCCGCGTTGCAGGCGTTGCCACTCGGCCCGTGCGGCGTCCAGGGCGCTGGCTTGGTCGGTGTAGGTGTTGCGCAGCTCTTTGAGGTTGTCGCCGCCGCCGGCGATGGCCTCTTTTTTCTCGGCGCTGTTCACGTCGTAGTAGTAGGCCTTGGCCCCGGTGTAGCTGTCGCGGTCGGCCTGTAAAAAGCGGTGCTGGTCGCCGTCTGCCCGGGTGAGGGTTACGTGGGGCAGGGCGATGCCGCTGGCGGTGGTGCTGTTGCCGGTGGGCATAAACAGCAGGCGGCCGGCTTTGATGTTGCTGATGGCGTCGTATTGCTGGCCGAGGCGGCTGAGTAGGTTGGCGTCGCTCTCGTTGGCTTGGTCCAGGTGCAGCAGCTCGATGGCGCTGAGCGCGGCACTGATGACGGGGCTGAGGCCATGGGCAGCGGCCACGCTGGCGATCACCGCGCCCAGGGTGGTGGTGCTCCAGGAGCGTTCCCGTTTGGTTTTAAGGCCGCCGCGCATGTCGGCGCTGCGCGCGCGGATGTTGAGTACATCCGGTGCGCCGCTGTGCTCGGTTTCGTCAACGGTGTAGCTGCCTTTGGGTACCAGCCCGGTGTCGCTCCAGCCCAGCCAGAGTTGCAGCACGGCACCGCGCGGGGGGATGGCCAGCAGGCCGTCGTGGTCGCTGAGTTGGATGTCGAGCTGGTCGGCTTCCATGCCTCGGTTGTCGGTCAGCTCGATGCTGACAAGGCTCTGCTCGATGGCGGCGGTGATGTCGATGCCATCCACCACCACGCGGCAGATGGGGCGCGGGTAGGCGGTGGCGTCGCGGTAGGCGTCTGCGGCTTGGCCGAGCAGGCCTTGAGCTTGGCGCAGGGCTTGGTCGATCACAGCAGCCTCCGCAGCACGTCGCCGGCGGCACCTATCACGCTGCCGAGCAGATCCACGCGGCCATCGTCGATGCGCTTGAGCACCAGGTTGAACTCGATACGCCGCGCAGCCCCGTCGCGGAAGAACAGGGTGCGGGTTTCACTCAGCGAGACGATCACCCACACGCCGTAGATTTTGCCGGTGCCTTCCACCAGGGGCCACGCTTTGCCGGTGTCGGCCATGTAGCGCAGGGTGTCGAGGCTTAACGGTGTGCCTGCGAGGGCGGGCAGCAGCACGCCGGGCAGGGTGATGGTGTCTTGCCCGCGCCCCAGGAACTGGCTGGCGGGGTTGGTGCCGATGCGGCTGGTTTCACCATGCCGCCACTCGGTTTGGCGCTGGAACTCCTGATAGGCGAGGGTTTCCAGGCTGAAGATGAACATGCCGAGGGCCATCATCATGGTGCGGGTTACTCCTGATCGCTGAGTGAGCTGCGCTTGCTGATCTGGATGGCGCGCATGCGTTTGTCTACTTCCATGCCAACAAGGCGGGCGAGGGCTTGCTCGTCCATACCCGCGCTGGGGTGCACGTGAATAGTGAAGCTGGGCGCGGCGCTGGCCATCGCTTGGCTTGTGCTTGCCGCGCTGAGGGGCGGGCGGTTATCCATGGCGATGGCACCGCTGCCCACTGTGGCGCTGAGTGCGATCGCACCTGCCTGGGTGAGGCGTTTGCCGATGCCGGTGAGGGCTTGCATGGGGCCACCCTCGCCACCGCTTAAGCCCTGGGCGAGGCCTTGCATGGTGAAGTCGCCGAGCTGGGCGAACACGCGCGAGGGGCTGTGAATGCCGAGCTTTTCTTTGAACCAGCTGATGGTGCTTTCACCGGCGCCGGTGATGGCATCTTTGGCGCGGCCTAGGTTGTTGGTGATGCCGTTGACCAGGCCGTCAATGAGCATGCCGCCGAAGTCGGTAAAGCGTGCGGGCATTTCTGCGCCGAAGTAATTCATCACGCCGGCAAAGGCGCGGTAGAACAGGCCCAGCGGCGAGAAATTGAGGAGGGTGGCGGCAATGCCACCGAGGCCGCCGCTAAAGCCCTGTTTGATTTCAGCCCAGAGGCCGAGGAAGTAGGGGCCTACACGATCCCAGTTGGCGTAAATGAGGCTTGCAACTAAGGCTATGCCCGCGACAATCGCACCGATTGGATTCGCCATCGCAGCCACGCCCAATGCTCGTAAGCCTGTAACGACAAGAGGAAGTGCCTTTCGCCCTAGGTTGAACAGGGTACCGGCCAGGCCTGCGCCCCGGATGCCGAACAGCATCAGGCCGTAGCGCACCATGGCGAACGGGCCGAGGATGCTGGCCAAGGCCAAGGTGAGGCCACCCATGCCCGCCATGAGGATGCCTACGCCTGCAGCGGTTTTAACGATGTTGGCGGCGAGCTTGGGGTTTTCTGCAATCCAGCCTTTCACGCCACCGATGATGCCGGTGAGGCTCTGCGCGACTTCGCGCATGGGGCCGTTTTGTTGATCCTGCATTTGGATGCCGAGGTCTTCCCAGGCGCTGCCGAGTGCGGATAGGTCGCCGCGCAGGTTGTCGGCCATGACGCGTGAGGTGCGGCTGGCTTCGCCTTCGTAGTCCTTAACTACGTCGAGATACTTGGTCAGGCCGTCGGAGCCTGCCTGAGCAAGCAACTCAGCCATGCCAGCTGCTGGTTCTTCGCCAAATATGGCTTTGAGATAACCCAGCCGATCCCCGGTACCCATGTTCTCGGTGGCTTTGGCCACATCTGCGAGCACTGACGTTATGCCACGTACGTTACCTGCAGCATCTTTCGACTCAACGCCAAGCTTGGCCATCGCTTTGGCAGCGGGACCGGCGGGAGCTGCAAGGCGGAGCAACATGGCGCGCAGTGTGGTGCCCGCTTGCGATGACTGGATGCCCACATTACCGAGTAGCCCCGCCATGGCTGCAGCTTCTTCCAAACCCATGCCTGAAGCCCGCGCAACTGGGCCAACATACTTCATGGTTTCGCCAAGCATTTGCAGGTTGGTGTTGCTGGTGGTGAAGGCTTTGGTGAGCACGTCGCCCACTTTACCCATCTCGGTTGCTTGAAGACCAAAACCGCCGAGGATGTTGGAGGCGATATCGGCTGTCTGCGCCAGATCCATATCACCGGCCTTGGCCAGATCGAGCATGCCGGGCATTGCGGCCTGTATGGCCTTGGGGTCGAAGCCTGCCATGCCGAGGAAGCCTTGGGCGTCGGCTGCCTGGCCTGCGGTGAACTGGGTGCTTGAGCCTAGCTGGCGCGCTTGGTCGCGCAGGGCTTGCAGTTGTGGGTCGTCTTTTTGCAGGCGGGTGAGGGCCTGCACTTTGCTCATGCTGGCGTCAAAGTCCAGCCCTGGAGCCATCATCTGCGCGCCGGCATACAGAATGCCGCTGCCGGTGGCCAAGCCTGCCGCGCCGGTACCGGCCATGCTGCCTGCCAGGCTCTGTGTGCGTTCGTATTGCTGTTTGGCGTTGGCCAGTGCCTTTTGCTGCGCGGTGACGCGCTTGAGGCGGTTTTCTTGCTGGGTGAGCGCTTGGTTGGTGGCGCTGATTTTGCTGCGCAGCTCGCGCTCATGCTGGCCGAGGTTGCGGGTGCTGATGCCAGCGGCGCTGAGTTTGCCGCGCAGGCCTTGCAGCTCGCGTTGTTGCTCGCTGTGCTTTTGCTTGAGGTTGGTGGCCTCGCGCACCGCGCGCTTGAACTCGGTGCTTAGCTGTTTGGTGGGGTTGGCGGTGTTGGCCAACTCCTGGGAGAGCTGGCGCACCTTGTCGCGGCTGGCTTGCAGGGCGCTGCCGGTTTTGTCGGCCTCGCCTTTAAGTGTGCGAAAACTTGACACGTCGCGCTGCTGGCCTTGCAGGCCTTTGAGTTCAGCGCGGGTGTCTTTTAGCGAGCGGCCAAGGCCGACGCTGCTGTTGGCAATGGCGCGCAGGGGGCGGCTGGCGCGATCCAGCGCGGTTAGGCCAACCCGTAGCAGTAGATCACGCGCCATGCATGCGCTCCCATCGTTCGCGGGCGCGCTCGCGCCATTCAATCAACTCGGTGAGGGTCATGGCATTCATTTGCTCCGGCCCCCAGTGGAAAACCATGGCGATATCGGCCATGGCGTCGTCTATGCAGTGGGGGAACCCGGCTCCGTCGCGGCTTCCTTCTTCTGCAAAAAAGCGGCAATGGCATCCGCGCAGCCCAGCAGGTCGGCCGGTTCCAGGGCGGCGACTTCTTGCTCGGTGAGGGTGGGCTCGCTGATACGCGGTACCAGGCGGATGGTGGCGTTGACGTCGCCGTTGAGCAGGTCGAGCAGCTTGAGGCCGCGCAGTTCACCGGCAGCAGGCTTGCGCAGGCGCATGCTGGTGATGGTGTTTTCGCCACGCTTGATGGCTTCTTCCAGGGTGATCGGGTCGCTGTAGGCGGGTTGCTTCATGGGTGTTCTCCTTGGGGTTTGCGGTGTTCTTGCCCTCTCCCCCGGCCCCTCTCCCGCAAGCGGGCGAGGGGAGGTTTAGGGCGGTTGGGTTACAAGCCGATGGCGCGGCGGTGCTCGGCGAGCATGTCTTTGCCGTTGACGAAGAAGACGAAGTTGAGCAGGTCGATCTCGATTTCGACGTTGCCGTCGATGCTGAGCTTGTAATAGGTGCAGACGGTGGTGATCTTCTGCTCGGTGTCTTCGCCGGGTTTGGCGTCGCCGAAGTCGATCTCTTCATGGCGGCCACGGGCGACCACTTCCACGGCGCTGACTTCGCCGGTGTCGTCGCGCTGGATGGAGCCAGCCCAGCGCAGCATGACGCCGTCGGCTTTGACCATGCCGTATTGGCGCAGCAGGGTTAGATCCCAGCCGCCCATGGTCCAGTCGAACTGGATGCCGTCGTCACCGTGGCCGAGGTCGACCTTGACGGGGCCGTCCATGCCGCCTGCGCGGAAGTCTTCCAGCTTGCGGCTGAGTTTGGGCAGCGTGACGCTGGGGCATTGGCCCACGTAGCTGACGCCGTCGTTGAACAGGTTCATGTTCTTGAGCTTTTTGGGCAGGGCCATGGCTGGGCTCTCCTGGTGTTTGGTGCGGCGCGGCGGCTATGCCGCGCGGGGCAATGGGTTAGGCGTTGACGCGGCTGGCGAAGTCGACCAGGAAGCGGTCGGTGATGCGCTGGCGTAGGGTGAGGTCTTCCAGGGGCGGCACGGGGGTGTAGTCGTAGTCGATGAACAGCTTGCCGGCCTTGAGGGTGTCCTTGTCGTTGGCGGCCTCGTCGTACCAGCACTCGCCGCCGATGAGGTAGCCCAGGCGGGTCAGCTCGCGCATTTTGGCGTTGATGCCTTCGACGATGTCGCGCACCAGGGACGGGTGCATGGGCTTGTCGACGGCCCAGAAGTGCGCCTCGGCCATGGTGTCGGCCAGCACCTGGGCGGTGCGGGTGTAGTTCTCAAAGGCAAACAGCGGGTCGGCGCTGCAGGTGCGCGAGCCCCAGAAGCGGAAGCCCTCGCGGCGGATCAGGGTGGTGACCTCGCCGGCGTTGAGCAGGCCTGCGTCGGTGGCTGGGTTTTGCAGGTCCCAGTACACGTCTTTGCTGAGGCCGGTGACGCCGTTGACCGGGACGTTGGACAGGGTTTTGTGCCAGCCCACTTGCTGGTCGAGCTTGGCGCGCAGGCCAAGGGCGCGGGCGACGGCAGCGGCGGGGGCATTGGCGCTGGCTACGGTGTCCCACGATACGAAGTCGGGCCAGATGAGCATCAGCTCACGCGCGCCGAAGTTCTCGCGGTAGGCCAAGGCCTCGGAGACCGTTTGCGCGCCAAAGCAGTTGGCGTAAGCAAAGCCGCGCAGCTTTTGGGCGATGGCCACCAGCTCGGTGGTGACGGCGTTGGTGTCCAGCCCTGGCACACCGAGGATGCGCGGTTTAACGCCCAGTTGGGCCTCGGCGGCGAGCAGGGCTTTCATGCCGGTGTATTGGCCGCTGGCAGTTCCGCCCCCGATGAGTTTGGAGGTTTGGTCGGCTTGCTTGGCGGCATCGTCTGCGCCTACGCCGTCGGCCACGCGCACCACCACGGTGACGGGGCTGGCTTGGTCGGCGATGGCGTCCAGCGATTGCGCCAAGGTACCCAGCTCGCCGGCTTTGCCAGAGGCGCGCAGCACGTCGGTGAGCAGCACCGGGGTGTTGAGTGGGAAGACCGTGGCGTCGGCATCGCTGCCGGTGCAGACCATGCCCACCACGGCGGTGGAAACTGTGCGGATGGGGCGGGTGCCTTCGTTGATTTCGAGGACTCGGACGCCGTGATGGTAATCAGTGGACATTGTGTGGCTCCTGCTGGGCGCGGTGCAGATCAGTGAGCCTTGAGGGTGACGCGCGCGCGCGTATTGATACAGGCGCGGGCGTTGTTGGTGCGGGGCTGAAAACGTAAGGCCAGCGAGCAAAGACACAAAAGCGCCGGGAGCGCTTTTGGACGTCGCTTGCGACGGCCCGAAGGGTGGCCGCCAGGGATGGCGAGCCACAAAAGCCCCGGTGTGCGGGGCTTAAAAAGTGACCATTGTGAGCAGGTGCGCGGGATGGTCAGGCGTTGTTGCCGCTGCCCGCCACAGCGGCCTCGATGCTGGCGATGGTTTCGGCGGCGATGTCCTGGGCGTGCTCGATGTTGCCGGCAGCCATCGCAACGCGGATCAGCTCCTTGGCACCCAGGCGCACGGTACGCAGTTGCACCAGGGCGGCGTTGTACTGCGCCGCCTCGGCCAGAATGCTGTCGGCGGCTTGCTGGGGCGTGCGGCCATTGATGGCCCAGGCAGCAACCATGGGCGGCACCGCGCCCTGGTAGTCGGCAGCGGCAAAGGCTTGAGCCTCGGCGGCTGCGTTGGCGTACTCCACGGCGCGCAGCGGGTCGCCGGCTACGGCGCGGCGTGCGGCGTCGGCAGCTTGATCGACAGACCGGCAGAGGACTGCCTCTGTCGGGATAAAGGGCTCAGGTTCGCGTATAGCCGGCCCGCCTTGGTTGTCGGGGGTTAGGCGCTTGCCTTGAGCCAGCGCGTTCAGAAGCTCCGAATGGCGTGCCATGGTAATGGCCGAACCGCCGTTGTTGTCGGTGGAAAAGGCGAAGCGCGCGTCAGCTTCGACCCATTGTGCGTAGATGGTCATAAGAGCCTCACTTGCCGATGGTAATGAAATCAATAGTGCCGGGAACATTCGCGCCCGCCATGCACTGGTTATCTAGGGTAAAGCCCGTGAGGGTTTTGTTTCTTGGTTGGGCGACGTTTCCATTATCAACTCGCACACCCGTGTAACAGAGCGTAGCGGCCAAGGAATATGAGCTGGTGTAAGCAAGCGGAAGCGTGACATCTACAGAGCACTTCGCCCCAGCCTCGCCGCTCACGGTTACTGTTCCTCTTTGCAGAATCCATCCGCCCAGCCAAGTGGGTAGCTTTAGTGCCATGTAGGTGCTGGAAACGATCAGCGCGCCGTTGAACAGCTTCTTCGGAGTCACCGCGACATCATCCAGCGCCCCGGCACCAACCTCGGCCTGAGTGCCTACTCTCAAAAAACCATTTAACACTTCTGTAGCCTTCGCTATTGCCCCAATTGCTGCCTTAACAAAGGCCGTGCTGGCCGCCTGGGTGTTATCAGTGGCAAGTGCGGCAGTTGGCACGGTTGGCGTACCCGTAAACCCAGGCGAGGCCAAAGGTGCGGCGCCGAGCGTGGTGCGTGCAGCGGTTGCATCAGCATCATCGAGCAGGGTGCGCATAAAGGCTGACAGTGTGGTGGTGGCGAAGGTGTCCGCACCCGTGGCGTAGATCAGCTGGTTGGCCTTCGTCACTACACCGCCCAGCGCTGTCAACGTGGTATCCAACGGCTGCTTGCCGGCCAGTGCGTTGGTCATGGTGGCGGCAAAGTTGGGGTCGTCACCGAGAGCCGCCGCCAACTCGTTAAGGGTGTCCAAGGCCCCCGGCGAAGAGTCCAACAGGTTGGCAATGGCTGCCTGAAGAGCAGCCATGGTGGCCACCTGGGTGGTGTTGGTGCCCAGGGCTGCTGTAGGTGCAGTTGGCGTACCTGTGAACCCCGGCGAGGCCAGCGGAGCGGCCCCAAGGGTCGTGCGTGCAGCGGTTGCATCAGCATCATCGAGCAGGGTGCGGATAAAGGCTGACAGCGGGGTGGTGGCGAAGGTGTCCGCACCCGTGGCGTAGATCAGCTGGTTAGCGGCGGTCACCATGCCGGCCAGTGCCGTCAACGTAGCATCCAGCGGCTGCTTACCGGTGCCAAGTGCTTCCACTAGTACCTTGAGATAGAGCGTGCGGTTGGCCAGCTGTTTGGCCTGCAGGTTTGACAGGCCATCTGCGCCACCGACGACAGGATCAGTCAGCTCCAGCTGATAAATGCCGGCTTCCCAGCTATTGGCTTCGGTCAATGTAGCCATTAGGCGACTCCATGGGTGTATGAGTTGTCGTAGCGGATGGCCCCGTCGTAAGCGTTGAGGGCCTGTTCAAAGTTGAGTGCCAGCAGGTGGCAGCGGGCAGGGGCGACCCAGGCGAGAATGCGGCGGACAGAGGCGGCCTGCTGGATGGTGATGGGCTTGGCGATCAGGACGCTGTACTTCGCCCAGTTGCTCTCGCGGCCATAAAAGTGCAGGCCGTTGTAACGCTTGCTGCCGTCGTAGTAGCCCGCGTCGGCACCCTCGATAAGGGTGAAGCCGGTATCGCCAAAAATGGCAGCCAGGGCGCGGCGCACAGCGCCGATCGTGCCCTTGTGGCGGTGCACGTTGATGCTTGCGGCAATCACTGCCCGCTTTACGTCCTCACCCCAGGCAGGGTTCCACTCGTCGACCGAAAGCTCCCAGGCCAAGAATGGCAGCAGGTTGGCTGGGCAGGTGACTGGGTTACGCACATGCCGGGCAGGCGTTGGCAGGGAACTGATGCCTGCCCCAGTTGAAGCAACGGCCCGTTCAAGTGCGGATGCGTTCGGCGCCAGCAGATCAGACATCGCTGATGTCTCCGCTGATGGTGATGGCTGTGCAGTAAGCCGCCTGGGCACTGCTGATCACGATGTCTGCCGCTGGTGAGGTAAGCAGCACGTTTTGCACTCCCGGTTGATGCAAGGCGGCAAACAGACCAGAGCGGGTGATGTTGTAGCCAAGGCGGTGGTTGCCGGTGACGTAGGCCCGCACAGCTGCCTCGGCGGCAGCCTTGACCAGGGCCATATCAGGGCCGCTATAGAAGATCAGCTCCGCTGTTACCTGATAGGGCAGCACGGTGGCGGCGACTACCTGGACGGTGTCGCAGAGCGGGCGCACGTCCTCGTCATTCAGGGCGGCATTAACGGTGGTCAGCAGCGCAGGAGCTGGTACGCCATCGGCCTGGATACTGAGTACGGTGACGGTAACGACACCGGCGGTGTGGCTGGTGATGGAGACGTCTTTCACCTGGGCCGAGGCCGATAGGGCGTGGAAGGTATAGGCGCCAACAGGCCCTGCGGTGGAAAAGCCCTCCAGCGAAAGTTGAATGCGCTGCCGGTAGCGTTCGTCGGACTCGTACACCGCCGCAACGGGTGGGGTTGCTGCTGGATCGGCTTCAACCAAGACCAGGCGCTCGACATCCAGCAGGCCGCCGAGGTGGTCCAGGTCATTGCCTTTGGAGAAGGCCAGCATGCTGGCGCGGGTGGAGTCGTTGATGCGTTGGCGCAGCAGGGTTTCTCTATATGCCTGCTCCTGGAGCAGCTTGTTGAGTGGCTCCGACTCCAGCTCCAGGGCAACGGCAATGCCTGGACGATCAGCCTCTGGATAGAGGCTCAGCAGTCGTGCTTTGCGCTCAGCGAGGATCTGTTCGTAGTCGATCAGCTCGACGACGTCTGGCGCGGGCAGAAGTGACAGGTCGATTGGGCTGAACTTGGTCATGCAATAGCTCCCAGGCTTAGCGGCACGCGCAGGTTGAGGGGCGCGTTGCTGTCGACCTCGGTGCCTTCCAGGTCGAGTACGGCTTGGCCGGGTTCATCACCCAGGAACAGTTGCACGCGGGTGAGGCGGATGCGCGGCTCCCAGCGCATGAGGGCCATGGCGGTGGCGGCGTAGGCCTGCAGGCGTGTGGCGGCGTTGGTGGGCCAGTCGATCAGATCCGGCAGTTGGCTGCCGTATTCGCGGCGCATGACGCGGGTGCCAATGGGCGTGGTGAGAATGTCGGCCACCGACTGGGCCAAGTGGCCAGCAGCGGTGAGTGTGCGGCCGGTTTGGGCGTTCATTCCGGTCATGGCGCAGGCACTCCGGTCTGGCCGCTACCTGGCATTACGCCGACATGGCGATGGTTGGCCAGGCTTATGCCGGCGGCAATCACGTCTTCGCTGACGGTGACGGTGCCGGTGACGTTCTGGGCGCCCTGCTGGGTGTAGTCGCCGATATGGTTGATCGGCCCGGTGATGTTGATACCGCCGGTGCTGGTGATATCGGTGATGCCGCCCTCGGGCAGGATGGCTCGCAGGCGGTGAGCGATGCTGTCGTATTCGATCACCGCGCCGTCGCGGTAGGTGCGGCGGTGCAGGGCTTCACGCTCGCCGTTGGCGGGGATGTGGTCGCTAAAAAGGCCGGTGATGGCCACGCCCTGGGCGAGGATGCCGGACGGGCTGAGCAGGATGACTTGCTCGCCTTCTGTGGGCGGGTCCCATTCGCGGTCGGCTCCGGCGCGCAGGGCGAGCCAAGGCAGCCAAGTGGTGGTGAGGGTGCCGGTTTTGACCTTTACGCGGGGCGGCTGCATCTGTACCGCTGCGACTGTACCGAAGCGGATGAGGTTTTCGAGCAGGCGGGCGAGGTCGGTGATGTTCATGCCGTTGATGCTGCCCCGCGCGCGCGAGTGGCGCACGGCGCGGGGTTTGTCAGGGTGGGGCAAACAACAGGCGGCTAGGGGATGAGGTGCTGCAGGAGGCTGTCGCGGATCTGATCGAGGTCGGCATCGGTGAAGCCGAGCAGTTGCCGCTCGGGGTATTGCACGTCGGGGGCGTTGCGGCCGGGGCGGTCGCGCAGGCCGTATTGGTGCACGCGGGCCAGGCGGGCGGTGCGCTGCATAAAGCCGAGGGTGATGCTGTCGGGCGTGCTGCGCAGTTTGAGGTGTTTGGCCTGGCGCAACTTGCTGAACATTTGGCGCTTTATGCGGCCTTGCTTGCCGCGCAGGTTTTGCCGGGCTTTGCGCGGGGTGTAGGCGCTGCCGTCGGGGTTTTGCTGGGCGGCGATGCGCTGTTGCTGGCTGCGGCGCAGCTCACGCGCCACGCTTTGGTTGAGTTTGCGGCGCTCGGCCGGTTGCAGTTTGGCGAGCAGCGCGCCGGCCCAGTCTTCCAGGGCGGTTAGTTCATCACTCACGGCGTGCCCCATTGGGCGATCACTTCGCCGCTGGGCGTTTCAAGGCGCAGGGCGCTGAGGGTGAGGGTGTCTTCGACGGTGGGTTCGTCGGGGTGGGTGACGATCAGTGTGCCGTCGTCCTGCTTTTTGACGATCACGCGCTCGGTGAGCGGCAGCTTGATGGAGAGGTCCACTTTGCTGCTGTCGAGCACGTCGGCCTCAAAGCTGATGGCGTCTTTGCCTTTTTCGAGGTTTTCGATCAGGTCGCGTTGGTTGATCAGTACCCAGGCCAGCAGCGGGATGGCGACGGCATCCGGGTGGCCGGGGTAGTCGGTGAGGATGATGTTGAGCGTGTAGCTGTATTCAAACGAAAGCCCCGGCGCGGCAGTGCTGCGGATCACGCCCTGGTCAATAAAGACCATGAGGCGGTCGGGCTGGGCGTTGAGGTCGCGCACGCTGGCCAGCAGGTGGGCGCGCAGGGATTCGGGTTTGTTCATGGGGCTGCTCGCGGTTTTTGGTGCTGGTAGATCATGTCGACCTGGGCGGCGCATTCGGCCCAGGCCAGTTCGGCGCGCTCCAGTTCGGTGAGCAGTTCGCCGTTAGTGTTGGGGCTGGTTACTGGCAGCAGGCACGGCACCACTGCCGGACAGCCAGTCTCGATAACCAGCGGCTCCGGTGATGGTGGGGCGCTGGCGCAGCCGGCGAGCAGCAGCAGGGAGAGGCTGATCAGCCCAATGGCGCAGTTCGGCGTTTTCACGTTGCAGCTCCTTGATCTGGTGTTCGCGTTCGGTGAGGCCTTGGCGCAGCAGGTGTTGCGTGCTGCGCAGGGAGGCTTGCGCGGTGCGTTCGGCCTGCAGGGCATCGGTGAGGGTGGTGATGGTGACGGCTTGGCGCTGGATGCGTTGCTCGGCGTGCTGTTGACGTTCGGCGGCCAGTGTTTCGCGGGCCTTAACGGCTTGGCTTTGCTGGTACTGGCCCCAGAACAGCAGGCCGAGGGCGGCGAACAGGGCGAGGCCGTAGCCGATTTGGCGCAGGGTGGTCACGAAAAGCACTCCCCGAGGTACAGCAGGCGGAACTCTTCCGGAGTGTGTCGAAGACGAGCCTCTTTTAGGCCTTCGCCCATGTCGAATGGCCAATAGAACCGTTCAAAGTGACCATTGGCAGCCTGGATGAGTTGCAGCAGCGGGTCATTTTCGGTTGAAGCTTCGCCAAGCTTTCTCAAAAAACGTGGTGTGGTGGCGTAGTAGCCGCCTTCACGCACTTCGGTTGATTCCAGCCAATCAAATTCATCGTAGAACCAGACCAAGCGATCTGGATTTAGGCAGATTGGCAGGGGTTGGCCGTCTTCTAGTACCACAACGCCAGGCATTTTCTGGCGCAGTTCTGCGGCCACTCCAGGCACACACACGAATGCAACCTTATGGCCAGTTGCGGTCAGCTTGTTGGCCAGTTCGATCAGGCGTGCGGTTTTGCCGGTTTGGCGTGGGCTTATATCGAGATAGGCGATGTTGATCATGCCGCCACCTGCTGGCCACAACCACAGCCCGCGTGGCGCTCGTAGGCGCGCTCCAGCTTCACGTCGTACAGATTGCGGGCGAAGGCCGGGCCGTTGTAGCGGCGGGCGAACTCGGCCCACTTTTTGGCTTTGAGGGCTTTGTGCAGGGCGGGGTCGGCTTCGATAAAGCGCACGAAGGCCTCGAAGTGCTGGTTTTCGTCCTGCGCCATGCGGGTGAGGAAGTCGTCGAGGCTGCTGTAGCCCAGGTGCTGCCAGTGGTAGCCCATGATTTGGAACGCGCCCCAGCTGCAGGCCTGCGGCGCGCAAAGGGCGTCAATCATTTTGGCATTGGCCAGGCGCTGGTGTTCGGCGGTGCCGCCGGCGTAGCCACCGGGGCGGGTGTTGACCAGGTTGGGGTGCAGTTGGGCGAGCTGGTCGGCGTGGGCTTTGAGCGCGGCGGCATCGTCGTCTTTGCGCTGGGGGGTGGCCAGCAGGCGGTGCATCTGATGACGCTCAAAGAGGATTTTGGGTTTGCCGTTGACCAGGAAGCCCGCGCCAGTGCTTTCCACTTCGTTGACGGCATACACGGCGGCCAGCTCCACGCCCAGGCGTTTGGCAGCGGCCACCAGGGTGGCGTTTTGCAGCAGCTTGCTGCAGTCGGCACCGGTCAGGGCGGCAAGGGTTTTGGGGCCTGCGATGCCATCCACGACCAGGCCGACTTTGAGCTGATAGGCGCGCACGGCTTTCTCGGTTTCGTCGCCGAAGTCGCCATCGGCAAACAGCTTGGCTCCGTTGGCGTTGAGGGCGCGTTGCAGTTGCAGCACGGCTTGGCCTTTGGAGCCGTGGCGCAGGCGTTGGGGCTGGGTCATGGGGTGGGCCTCAGTAGGGTGGCGAGGTTGCCGCGCGAGCGGTAAACGATGATGCACAGCAGCACTGCCACGGCGGTTTGCCAGGGGCTGACGGGCTTGTGGTAGAGCAGGATCTCCAGCCCTGCGCAGAGCAGGGCGGCGATGAGCAGGCAGGCGAGCAGGGAGATACCCCGGCGGATGCGCGCGCCGTTGCGCTGGAAGCACACCAGGCGCATGGCTGAGGCGATGTAGGCGACGGCGGCGAGCAGCGGCAGCAGGCTGCTGAGGTTGGCTAGCATGGTCACTCTCCTTTGCCTCGCTTGAACCACGCGGGCACCAGGGCGGCGAAGTCGGTCTTTTCGATCAGCTCCAGCACCTTGAGGGCTATGGGCACGACGATGATGGCCCCGACAAAACCACCGGGGCCGGTTTGGGTGATGGGGGTTTGCGCGACGATTTCGGCGGCGCTGACGTAGCCAGCACCCACGGAGACCATGAGGCCGGTGCAGCGCTGCCAGGCTTTGAGGTCGCGTTGGTTCATAGCGATCAGGGCGGCACCGATGATGGCGCCGAACAGGGCGTTGCCATCCAGGGCGGGCATGAGGGTGGCCAGGCCAACGCCGGCAGCGGCGGTGGCGATAACGGTGCTGGTGGTGGGCTCAGCCATGGGGCGTCCTTTCTTGGCGGTCGGTCAGGCCGTGGGCGAGTTGCACAAACGGCAGGCGGTTGATGCGGCGCACCAGTTCACCCAGTTGCGCGGGTGAGTAGCGCTGTGGGCTGGCAAAGCCGAGGGCGGCGGCGCAGAACTCGCTGCAGAACCAGCGGCGCTGGCTGTGCAGGCCGCTGGCAAGCAGCTGGCTGAGGAACAGGCCGGCCCAGTCGTAGCCCATGGCTTTGTGCTGCTGGTAGAGCCATTCGATTTGGTGACGCTCGGCCCAGGGCAGGGGCAGCAGGTCCCAGTGTTCGATGTTCAGCTCGATACGTTTGGCGCGCACGCCGCCGTCCATGGCTGAGGCTGACAGCCACTGGCCGCCCTGCATGACCAGTTCGCAGTGGCTGTATTTGGAGCCCGTCCAGAGGCGAATGAGGCGGTTGAACAGGGTGCCTTTGCCTTTGTAGAGGGCGAGGTAGATCAGTCCCATAGGTTGACCACTTGGCGTTGGGCGGCTTGGGTGGCAGCCGCGGGCATGGTGATGAGGGTGCCGTTGGGCAGCACGGGGCCGAGGTCGGCCAGGCCGGGGTTGGCTTCGAGCACCTGCTCGACCACGCCAGCGGTGCGGCCGTAGTAGCGCCAGCAGATGGCGTCGACGGTGTCACCTTGGTGGGCGCGCAGGGTGGTCATTACAGCGACTCCACGGTGGCGTGGCTGATGCCGAGGATGGTGCGCAGGGCTTTGCGGGCGTCGCGGCGCAGCTGGTCGGGGCTGCTTTCTTCCTCGCTGGCGCGTTGGTCGCCGCTGTTGGTGGCGTCGAAGCCCTGGTAGCGCTCGATCAGTTCGGCGGCGGTGTTGCAGTAGATGACGCGCCGGTAGAGGTGCACCAGGGCGCTTTCGTTTTTGAGTTGTTCAGCCGGGACGGCGGCCAGGGTGGTTTGGCCTTCGGCCTCGCGGGCGCTGCGGTAGGTGGCCAGCTCGCGGTTGGCCTCGATGATGGCGTTGAAGGTGGCGACCTCCAGCCGTGCATCGGTGACGGCTGAGGTGAGGCGCATGGCGGCGCGCAGGTGGGTGCCGTCCAGGTCTGGCCAAAACCCGCCTTGGGTGATGGGGTGGGCTGTGCTGGTTGCGCCGTTGGCGATGAATCCGCTCATGCTGCCGCTCTGAATAGGTCGGCGGTGGTCGGGGCTGCTCAGTGCGGGAAGGAGTCACCCGGCTGAGCATCCCCGAGCCGCCGGGGTGCGTGGGGACGCTCGGTTAGCTGGCCGGGGTTGCCTGGTTATCTTCGGCTGCAGGAGTTGCCGGGGTTGCCGGGTTCTCTTGTGGCCCCTGATCACCGGGGTTTTCCAATGGCACAGCGTATTTCTTGAGGAGGCGGTCAACGCGCTCCAGATCTTTTCTGCCGCCGCAGCTGCTGTTGAGGTCGATGGCTTTGCTGAGGTGCGCTTGGGCGGCCTGCAGGTGGACGTGGTCCAGCTCGGCGGGCGCTTCGGCATCTACCAGGGCGAAGTAGCCTTTGCCCAGGGCGAGGTGCAGCTTGGCGCGTACTTCGTCGGGCATGTCTTGCTCGACGGTGACTTGTGCAGTGCGCTCCAGGATGTCCAGGGCGAAGCTGTTGCCGGTCTTTTGCGCTTTGAGGGCGGCCTCGGCGATTTCCTCGGCGACGAGGGTGCCGGTGGTGCGCTCAAAGCGGTCGGGCATTTTCATGCTGTGGCGGATGACGTAGTCGGCAATCTCCAGCGCGCCGGGGTAGTCGGCGGCATCGATGCGCCACAGCATGATGGTGGTGAGGACTTCGTCCTGGGCCCCGTTGCCGGATTCAAGAACGCCTTGCACGTAGGGTTGGTATTCGGGCAGCAGCACGCTTTTGAGTTCGGCCTTGCCCTGGTTGGATTGCACCTGCTTGAGGCGCGCACGGTGCTGGGCCAGTTGGGCCAGTTGCAGCTCGTAGCTGTTGGCACCGGCCATGGTGGCGGACGGTGCAACGGCTGCGGCCTCCTGGGCTGCGCGTTTGCGCAGCTGGGTGCTTTGGGCAAGGGTCAGGCTCATGGCTTAGGCCCCGGTCGGCGCTGGGTAGGTCATGGCTTGGATGTTCTCCACCAGGGCGACTGCGCCGAGGTCTTCAACGACATAGGCGTCGTTGCTGGACTGGTAGTCGGCAATGCGGTCGAACTCCGGTTCGTCCTTGATGTGGCGGCGGCGTGCGCCTTCCTGCCAGTAGATGGAGAGGTTTTTCAGGAAGGTGACCAGCACGGTGCCTGCGGGGAAGAACGGGGCATCGATCACCGGCAGACCACCCAAGCGGGCGCGGCTGACGATTTCCTGGGCGGCGTTTTCTTCCTGGTTGGAGGCGGCACCCTTTTCCACGGCCTTGAGCAGTTTTTCATGCATCAGGTCGCGGCTGACCATTACGACCAGATCCGGGCGGGAACGGTGCCACGGGTCGAGCATCTGGATGGCGTCGAAGACCAGGCCGTCGAGGGTTTGGTAGTCGCCGCTGATGTCAGTCGGCACACCGGCAACGGTGATCTTTTTGCTGGCCCCTACTGTGACCTTGCCGGCTACTTTGCCTTCGTCGATGACTTGAGCTGGTGCTTTGACGCGGACTTTTTGCAGCCAGCCGATGTTGACGTCTTGCAGCAGCGGGTTGGCGGCGCGGTCGGTGCTGGCAGCCGCGCTCACGCCGTTGAAGCCGATCATGATGCGGTCGAGAGCTTGGCGCTCAAGGATGGCGTTGGTGAGCATCACCTGGAAGTTAGGGAACTTGGCCCAGGCATCCAGCAGGTTGTAGGGGAAGCAGGTATCGAAGTTGGTCTGCTTGCAGGTGTAGTTGTCTTTGGTGAGCCGGGTGACGTTGGCCGGGTTGCGGCGTGCGCCGCCTGCGGTGTTGGTGCGGCCAGCCACGGGGCCGTTGACGCCAGCGAGCAGCGGTTCGCCTTCCTGGTCGTTGACGCCAATCATGTTGATGGCTTGCAGGAATGCGCTGGATTCCTGCATGGCGCTTTCGAGCGTTTGTTGCACGCTTGGGGCGACGTTGAATTTTTCGGCGGCATTGCCCACGCCGTTGACCAGGGCGATTTGCGCGGCCAGGGCGGTGAATACGAGTCGGGTTGCGTTACGCATGGGGTGTTCTCCGGGTGTGCGGGCTGGTTTGGGTCAGAACTGGGTCAGCACTTTGCCGTCGCCGCCGGTGGCAGCGGGGCGCAGGGGCTGGCTGTGGTCAGCGGTTTGACCGAGCTGGGTTTTGAGCGTGGTCAGCTCGTTTTCCAGGCCGGTGAACTGCTGCTGGAGCGCGGCAACGGCGGTGGCCGATGCGTCGGCTTTTGCGGCCTGTTGGGTGGCGAGCGTTACCAGGCTGTCCAGGGCTTCAGCCATTTCGGAGAAGGTGTTGGCGTCCTTGCCTTCTTTGTCCTTGCTCTGTTTGAAGAACTCATCGAGCTTGGCCTTGATGCCTGCAAATACGCTGGGCTGGTCGGTGACTTCTTCGAATTCGAGTTGGGCTTCCTCGGCGGCGGTGAACAGGTTGTCTTTGTCCTGTTTGCGGTTGGCCAGGGTGCCGTGGGTGGCGCTGAATGTGAGTGCCTCGGTGCCAAGGCTGGCGGGGCTGTCGGTGATGGCCAAGCCGACCAGGTAGGCTTTGTTGGTGTCGGCAAACTTGGGCTGCACTTCGATGGAGGTGTAGATCTTCTGCCCGGCTTTGTTGAGGGCGAGCAGGGCTTCTGTCGGTTCGAGCTGGGCATACAGGCCGAGCTTCTTCTCGCCGTTGATTTCCACTTCTTCGGCTTTCAGGGCGAGCACGTCGCCGTAGGCACCGAACTCACCACCCGGCCACATGGAGCGGTGGTGCTCGCAGTTGAGGCGTGCGCCATAGGTGGCGGGGTTGTATTGGGCGGCCATTTGCTCGATCCAGGCCCGGTCGATGGTGCGGCCGTCGGTGGTCGCGCCTTCTACGGCGATGCGGGTCCATTTGGAGCGGTACTTCTTGGCCTGGTTGGCTGTGGCTGGCATTGGGTCTGTCCTCGATGCGGTGGCGGTGCCATTGCGTTGAGGGCATGGTCGGCACCGCGCGCGCAGGCGGCAACGCGGCGCTGTTGTTAGCGGCGGCCTGACAATACGGGGTGCGGGTAGGCTTCGCGTGCGCGCGTCAGCATCTGCGCCATGAATGCCATCGTTGAATTGCCCACGGATCACCGCCGCCATGCCAAGCACTTGTACTGGCAGGGCTTTCGCGTGTGCGAGATCGCCGAGCTGATTGGCGAGAAAGAAAAAACCCTGCACAGCTGGAAGGCGCGCGACGAGTGGGACAGGGCCACGCCGTTGGAGCGTATCCAGGCGGCGACCGAGGCGCGCTTGGTGCAGTTGATCCTCAAGGACCCGAAGTCGGGCGCGGACTACAAAGAGATCGATCTGCTGGGCCGGCAATTGGAACGCCAGGCGCGCATTGCGCGGTACCAGGACGGCGGCACCGAGGCGGACTTAAACCCGGAGATAACCAAGCGCAACGCTGGGGAGAAGCGTAAGCCGAAACGCAATGAAATTGGAGAGGAGCACCTCGAGAAGCTGACCGAGGCGTTTCTAGATGGGTGCTTCGATTATCAAAAAGACTGGTACCGGGCAGGCACTCAGCGCACGCGGGTCATTCTCAAGTCGCGCCAGATCGGGGCCACGTATTACTTCGCCCGCGAGGCGTTGATCGATGCGCTGACGACGGGGCGCAATCAGATCTTCCTGAGCGCCTCGAAAAATCAGGCGCACATCTTCAAGGCTTACATCCAGGCGTTTGCCCGTGATGTGGTGGGCGTTGAGTTGACGGGTGATCCGATCATTTTGCCCAACGGTGCCGAGCTGCACTTTTTGGGCACCAACGCGCGCACGGCGCAGGGCTACCACGGAAATTTTTACTTCGATGAGTTCTTTTGGACGTTCAAGTTTAACGAGTTGAACAAGGTGGCCAGCGGCATGGCCATGCAGAAGCAGTACCGCCGCACGTATTTCAGCACGCCCAGTTCGATGGCCCATGAGGCATACACGTTCTGGACGGGCGAGCGCTTCAACAAGGGCAAGCCGAGCGCGCAGCACATCAAGTTGGATGTGAGCCACGGCGCGCTGCAGCAGGGGCGGTTGTGCGAGGACCGGTTGTGGCGGCAGATCGTCACGATTCTGGATGCCGAGGCGGGCGGCTGCGATCTGTTCGATATCGATGAGCTGCGCCTTGAGTACGCCGCCGAGGCCTTCCAAAACCTGTTGATGTGCGAGTTCGTCGACGACGGGGCGAGCATCTTCCCGCTGAACATGCTGCAGCCGTGCATGGTGGACAGTTGGGTGGAGTGGGCTGAGGACTACAAGCCATTTGCTCAGCGGCCCTTTGCCGATCGGGCCGTGTGGGTGGGGTATGACCCTGCGGAGACGGGCGACTCGGCCGGTTTGATTGTGGTGGCACCGCCACTGGTACCGGGCGGGAAGTTCCGCGTGCTGGAGCGGCATCAGTTCCGGGGGATGGATTACGAGGCGCAGGCCGAGACGATCCGCCAGGTGACGATGCGGTTTTGGGTGACTTACATCGGCATCGATGTGACGGGCATGGGCAGCGGCGTGGCCCAGTTGGTGCGGCAGTTCTTCCCCGGCCTCAAGACGTTCAGCTATTCGCCAGAGGTGAAGACGCGCCTGGTGCTGAAGGCGTGGTCGGTGATCAGCAACGGGCGGCTGGAGTTTGACGCGGGCTGGACGGACTTGGCGTCGTCGCTGATGGCCATCCGCAAAACCGTGACCGCGAGCGGGCGGCAGTTCACGTACACCGCCGGGCGCAATGACAACACGGGCCATGCCGACTTGGCGTGGGCCTTATTCCATGCACTGCACAACGAGCCATTGGAGGGCCAGACGTCCTCCAATACGGCCATTATGGAGATCTACTGATGAGTAAGCGTCGCAATCAAGGCCAGCAAGTGGCCACCCAAACGCCGCCCGCTGAGGGTGAGGTGATGAGTGCGGCGTCAGGCCATGCTGAGGCCTTCACCTTTGGCGACCCTACGCCGGTGTTGGATGGTCGGGAGATCCTCGATTACCTGGAATGCTGGAGCAATGGCCGCTGGTTTGAGCCGCCGATATCGCTGGAAGGTCTGGCGAAGTCGACCAAGGCCAGCGTGTACCTGCAGAGCGGGCTGACATTCAAACGCAACATGCTGGAGCGGCATTTCATCCCGCATAAGCTGCTGGGGCGGGCGGCCTTCGGGCAACTGGCGCTGGACTGGGTGACGTTCGGCCAGGCGTATGTGGAGCGGCGCGAGAACATGCTGGGCCAGCCGCTGGCCTTGCTGCCGTGCTTGGCGAAGTACATGCGGCGCGGGGAGGATCTGCAGACCTACTACCAGGTGCGCGGGTTCAAGGATGAGCACGTTTTCAAGGCTGGCAGTGTGTGCCACCTGCGCGAGGCGGATATCAACCAGGAGGTGTATGGCCTGCCGGAATGGTTGGCGGCGTTGCAAAGCGCGCTGCTGAATGAGAGCGCCACGTTGTTCCGCCGTAAGTATTACAACAACGGCTCACACGCCGGGTTCATCTTGTACATGACGGACGCGGCGCAGAATGAGGACTTCGTCGGCGATCTGCGCAACGCGATGAAGAACAGCAAAGGCCCCGGCAATTTCCGCAACCTGTTCATGTACGCACCTGGTGGGAAGAAGGACGGCATCCAACTCATCCCGATCAGTGAGGTGGCGGCCAAGGATGACTTCGCCGCCATCAAGAACATCAGCCGCGATGACTTGCTCGCGGCGCTGCGCATTCCACCTCAACTGCTGGGCATCGTCCCACAGAACGCGGGCGGCTTCGGCAGCCTGCGCGAGGCCTCTGAGGTGTGGGCGATGAATGAACTGGAACCGATGCAAGCCCGCCTGGCTCAGCTGAATGACTGGGTGGGGGAGGAAGTGATCACGTTCAAGCCGTTTGAGTTGCCTGCCAAAGCCTGATCTTTACCCGTGCCAATAAAACCGCCTTCGGGCGGTTTTTTCGTTTCCGCTGGTCGGTGGCTGACTTCTGCAACAAGGCGGCGGTATGCTTTACTGTATGCACATACAGTATTTTGAGGCATGCAGCATGAGCATCGACTATCTGGGCCACCTTAGCTTCGGGGGTGTGCTTTATCCGTATTTCGCCTTTCGGGTGCCTGCGGGCTTCCCAAGCCCTGCTCAGGATCACCTTGAGCAGGAAATTTCATTAGACGAACTCTTCAACCTGCGAGCACCTCACACGTACCTGGTGAAAGTGGTGGGTGACAGCATGGTGCTGGCTGGCATTCACGATGGCGATTTGCTGATTGTTGACCGCTCACGCGATGCAAAGAGTGGCGACATTGTCATCGCTGCTCTGAACAACGAGCCGCTGGTCAAACGATTCTGCCGTGAGGGTGGTTTGTTGGTACTGCGGTCTGAAAACACGAAGTACCCGCCGCGCTACATCATGGAAAGCGATGAGCTGAGCATCTGGGGTGTGGTGCGTTTCAGTGTGCGATGCCATGACGCCGCCTGAACGTATTTTCGCGCTGATCGATTGCAATTCCTTTTACGCCAGCTGTGAGCGGGTGTTCCGGCATGATTTGCAGCGCGTGCCGATTGTGGTGCTGTCGAACAATGACGGCTGCGTGATTGCTCGTTCTGCCGATGCCAAGCCGTTTATCAAGATGGGCGAGCCTTTCTTTCAGATCAAAAACACGCTGCGTAAGCATGGCGTTGTGGCGTTCTCCAGTAATTACGGGCTTTACGGCGATGTCAGCCAACGGGTAATGACGGTCATAGAGTCCTTGGTGCCAGCGCTGGAGGTGTATTCGATTGATGAGGCGTTTGCCGAGCTGACAGGTCTACCGGAGGGGCGGATCGAAAATCTTGGCCGCGAGATTCGCTCCCAGGTGTTGCGGGCCACTGGTATTCCCACTGGAGTGGGCATTGCCAGCACAAAGACACTGGCGAAATTGGCCAACCATGCCTCAAAGCGATGGCAGCGGCAGACGGGTGGGGTGGTGGATATTCGCGATCCTGTTCGGCGTGACAAGTTGCTCAAGGTGATTGAGGTCAGCGAGGTGTGGGGCATCGGTAGGCGGATGACTGAGCACCTCGCGGCAATGAATATCAAGACGGCCTGGGAGCTGGCCCAGGCGGATGCCTGGACGCTGCGCTCAAAGTTCAGCGTGGTGGTTGAAAAGACGGCTCGCGAGTTGCGGGGTGTTTCCTGCCTCGACTTGGAGCAGGTTGCCCCCCCAAAGCAGGAGATTTGCTGCTCAAGGGCGTTCGGCAAACGCCTGCGCGAACTGCAGCCGATACGGGAAGCCGTGGCTACCTACGCGGCGCGGGCCTGCGAGAAGCTCCGGCGGCAGGGTTCGCTGTGCAAGAAGGTCAGGGTCAGCATCCGGACAGGGATGTTTAACCCAGATGAGCCGAAGTTCGCACGGGGCATCATCTGCGAGCTGCCATACCCAACCGATGACACGCGTGAAATCACCAAGGCTGCGGTCGCCGGGCTTGAGCATGTGTTCCGTGAGGGCTATGCATTCAGCAAGGCTGAGGTGCTTTTGATGGATCTGCGCCAGCGTGGGGAGTTCACTGACGATATGTTTGCCACAACCCAGCCGGCTGCAGCAGAGAAGGTGATGCAGGTGATGGACTCGATCAACGCCAAGTGGGGGAAGGGCACCCTGCGCCCAGGTGGCGTGCCGGCTACACCAGCCTGGGGCATGCGGCGTGAGTTGCTGAGCCCAAGCTACACCACTCGGCTGGATCAGCTGTGGACGGTGTACGCCAAGTAG